GCATTGGTTACATCGATATAATCTTTTCGCTTGTCAATTTCTATCCATGTGTTGGTTGCATCTTGCAAAGCTTTATTCATGGCATTTAAACCACTTACATTACCACCATATGCCATTTCATTACTAGAAGCTTGTGTATTCCCTTGAATCGTATTTAATTTTTGAGCTGGATCATAATTAACAAATTTCATATCCTACCTCATTTTGTAATCACGTTTAACAGTCACTACCGGCCCCCTATCTGTATACCCCACAGGGTCACCACCATATGTAGTCTTCATCTTGCCCCCTGCATATTGCTGTTTGAGACTATACATAGATGATGCGGCGCCAAGAATACTACCTACCATTGCCAAATTGCTTTGACGTCGTGCATTCTTAGCGGAAGCACGTGCGGCATTAGCCTCATTCTGATAGTTCATACCATTCAAATATTCGTTGTAAATAGCATTATTTTTATTCTGTTCCCAATTGTAGATGTCTTTGTTATATTCATCATAACTAGATGCCATTAACTGTAATGGGGACCCTGCCATTTGCAACCCACCGGCCCCTGCTTCTGCCGCATTCGTGCCGGCTATAAGTTTCATACGGTTATCCATCTTGTCACGCTCTTGTAATTGTTGCATGGCAATTTGCTCTTGTTTGCGGTCAGATATTCGCTTGTTAGCTTCTGCAGCTTGTGCTTGAGCGTTGTACATCGAAACTTGCGCTTTTGTTTGTTGATTTTGCGCAATCATCCCTATGCCGGTGCTGACTGCGGTTAAGATTGCCGCTGCGGGTAAGCACATATGAAGTCCTCCTTCTTGAGAGTAAATAATTCTAAATCACCAACTTTTACAGTTGGATGAATAACGGCCCCAATCGATTCGAGCCATCGTTTCGTTTTAATATTTGTCGTATGAACGTAATTGAATAACCATTCACGAGTTTCTAACCATTCAGCAATAACTTGATTACTTAATTTGATAAAACGCATCTGCCATCGCATATCGTTTTCTAATACTTTATTACCTAGAAAATAAATCCCATACATTCCGTTAACTGGTTCTTTTGCAATCCCATATACGCAAATAGCCACATCGTCTTCTACAACGACATGGCTATCATAATCAGATTTACAAATCTCGGAACAGAAATCCTTGAAAGGGTATAAACGATTCACCTCTTGGACTTCTATGGCATCTATTGTTCTTAGGTTGACTTCTAGGTCGTGAATTAATTTATCTCGCCGTGTAGGCTCAATTTCATCAATTTTATAATCCCGGAACATCTCTTAGTCCTCCGCCAATTTCAACAATACGAGTTATCGATAACAAATTAAATGGAAACGGATCACTATGCTTTATACATATCGATGTATCTGTTGAATAATTTGTTCCCATTTTAGGTAAAATTACAGGCTTGTCGCCTGTGAACAACTTATCCGGTGGTAATGTAATATCATCCATTCTGTCAAATGTACGGCCAACTTTGCCGCCAAACGATTTATACATGCGAAGCACCACTCTTGATACTGTAGCAACTCGGCCTTGTAAAGTACCATCTTGCATTTGCATTTCTACTGATGGAATACGAATTTTAGAGGTAAATGGCAATCCGATTTTGATATTGCTACCACTGACGTTTAATTGTAACAAGCCATCATCTGGCACAATTACATCTGGTTGTTGCTTACCATCAATTACAACTTGTACACTTTGACCGCTCAAATGAGGAATGTTAATACTATCAATTGCATTACTCGACTTAAATTCAACATAACAATCAAGGAATACATTCACATCATCAGAATACAGAGGCACCATACGCTCGATGCATTTCACCTTTTTCCCTTGTAATGTACGTTCCACGAGCGTGTACAAGCTATCTTGCTCGCCCTCAGACACGGATTCACAATATAGGTATTTACCATTAGTAACAAAGTGCGACCACCCATACACCTTTTGTTCAGGTATATAGGTCAAGCAATTAATCTCCCCATCATTTCTGATGTAATAAATAATGCTATCTGGGTCTTGCGCATACGCACTGGTTATAGTTAAATACCCTCTAACACGGGTCTTAACAAATAGCGTTAAATCTTGCCCTGTATAGTTATCAGACTCATAACTATAACCCATATCACGAACAGTGCCGCCACGTTCTTGAACGAACACGCATCGATTACCTATGAATTGTGGCTCACACGATAAGGCCCCTCGTTGGGTTTGTGTCTTTAGGTTACAGTTGGTAGGAGTAATAGTCTTATCACCGCTTACAATCCATTCATTACCGCTTGTAAGAATAATTAGATCATTAGCCGGCACTAGATGACGAATCTCATACATCTTGCGGTTAATCACCGGCAAAGTAATAGAGCTATCATCTGTGATAGTGCCTTCCACCTTTTCAACGCCAAAGTTTGGATAGTCACCAGTGCGGCTCATCCAAATATAGTTAGGATTCTTATTGGTAGCGGCCACTACAAAACGGTCTTGATAAAATGTACATAATTTGGGATAACCATTACTTCTGCCCCAGCTCCCCATCTTCCATTTTGAAGTTGCTTCATTTTCAACAATACCATTTAAGATATTGACCTTCATGGTTTTAGCATCTACAAATTCTTTCAATTCGATAATGCCCCATGTAGTATATGGAAGAATTGACAAATCAACATTACATTCACCGCTTTTAATATCTGATTGAATGCGTAGTTTTGCATTTGGTTCAATTTTTCCAGCGTCCGTTACGTTGTAATCATTGTTAGATGAATATGTACGGTAATCTTTCCATGTCGCCCCGTCATTCGTGGTAATTTGTAATTTTACAGTACCTGTCCACGTCCCGTGTGTGGTAAATTTCCAAGCTAAATCTTGGTCTGTGGAATATGATTCTACATTGTAATTGATATTATTGTATTCATTCCATTTATGAACGCCACTAAAATGTGTTCGTTTTTCTTTTTTTTCAACAACTGTACCAGTACTTTTAGTATGAACAGCAGATACGAAATATCCAAGTTGCATTACCATGCCTACCATATCTGCATTGAACATGTTCGTACTAGATTGTACTGTATCACTGGTTACCGTAACCGTAGCCTTAACATCAGTATTGATATTGTCATACGGTTGTTCCGTTAACTTGTAGGCTTCAAGTCGCCAGTCAGTATCACTATACCGAGATAATGTCTGAATCGGATACTTACCACTACAGATGAACATAACGTCTCCAGATTGACTACAGTTCAAATCAAACAATATATCGCTAGTGAAAGGAGTCGTAACTTCAATACCGGTGTAAACACCGTAATTCCATACTCGAATATATTTTTCGCCAAACTCGAGCATGAATGAATTATTAGTGTTTGTCGTAAATTCAAATAATCGTGTTGGCTTATCACTATATTTAACTTGTCCTACATATTGGCTGCCTTGACGTTTGGCTACTGCTCCATATGGACGAATAACCACGTTCTCTGCTTCCAGTAAGGCACTTTTATATTGCTCTAAGTCAAAGCGACTCGATACATCTGGCGATACCTCGCCAGTTGTAAATGCTAATTGTGAGATATAGATAGGATTACCCATTACCAATCCCTCGCTTTCACATAGCTAGATATATAAACTGTATCTTGCTTACGTTCCTTGGCGTTCATACCTTTTGCCTCTTGAACGGCCGCTTGATACAATTTGTATGCTTGGTCGAATAAACCTCTGTCACCAGTTAATGGCATAGCCAACGCACTAGCCAATTTACATTGCAACATGTACAAGGATATAGAATCCCAAACATCTAAGTCAGTCACGTCATATATATAATCAATGAATGCTAGTGGCACATCGCTCACTATACATTTTTTGTTATTTCCAATATTAAATATGTTGTATTCCGGTTGCGATTCCGCATGAAAGCGATCGCCTTGTGGAATAACTCCTAATATCCGAATACATTGTTCCGGATACGCATATACGTAATTCCACCCATTAATTTTATGAGCGGACAATACCAATCTTTCATTTTTACGTGCAAAATTCCATTCAAATTGTCGCAATACCAACTGTCTTGTTGCATCATATTGCATACGGCATTGACGGCCTTGCTCGGTTTCTTCTTCAAATGAGTAAAGCAACCCTGCATTAATTAATGCAAGTGCTTGATTACAGATGTCAGTAGGTGTCATAGTTCCCCCTATATGGTAATAGAGGGATGCATAAGCACCCCTCATATTGTCACTTATTCTTCCGCAGCATCGGTTTTCTTTTTGCTTGTTTTCTTAGGCTTTTCGTTGCCAGTATTTTCATCTGGTGGATTTTCATTGCCGGTATTATCACCTTCAGTATTTTCATCTGGTGGATTTTTGTCACCCGGTTCTGTTTCAGGAGGCTGAGTTTCAGTAGACGGTTTTTTGTCTTTATCCTTAGATTTTGGGTTAAAGATTTTTGCTACTTCATCTTCATTACCAGAGAAAAGCTGTTTAAAATAATCAGGCTCAAATTCCTTAATTTCTTCTTCAGAGAAATCAATACTTTCACCTGCTTGAATTAATCCACGGTTGCCGTGGTACATAGTTTCTTTAGCCGTAAAATTCATAGTTGCACCTTCTTATTTCAAATTAACACCATCTGTTAAGAATGATGTAATAGTAGCAGCAGTCATATTGTTAGCATTAATGCGAATGAACTTTTTCGCCCCTGCAGGAAGTCGACCTTTGTATTCTGTACCAGCTTTGGAGTTCTGTGGTAATGTAACACCTGTTAACAATGTGGCATCAGCCATATTTTCCTTATCAGATGTGTACACATTAAATAAAGGTGTACCTGTAACATCTTTATCTAAACGAATATACAACCATAAGGCAACGGCAGCATCGCCACCATTACCATTCATCACCACGTCAGAATTTGTGTTTGTAGTGATTTCTTTTTTCCAGAAAAATGTATTTTGTTCATCAATAATCATTGAATTATGTTCCTTTCTTTACGCAATAACACGAGATTCAGTGCTTAACAATGCATCAATTTTACGAACTGGCACACCGTTTGCACGAGTAACGAGTTTACCCATTTCCATATCTTCAGTGATAGTGGAACCATGTTTTGTGTTCTTTTGCAAACGTAAGAATGTACGTAATGTACGGTTCATATACCAAACTGGACGAACACCACCAAGGTTAGGAATACGTTCTTCCGCTTCAATCATTAAGTTGATAAGATCAGCACCGGCTTTAGCATCATTTGTCAATTTCGTAACATCAATATTGGCAATACGAACAACGTTTCTCCAGTCCCGTACAGTCAAACCAACATCATGTTTGAAGTGAGTGCGATATGCTTCAAACATAGAACCATCATCCTTAGTAACAGTAACAACACCTTTATCTTCTTGGTGTAAACCTGCTGCAGAACCTTCAGGATAAATGCCATGAACGGATAAAGGACCCCAACCAACAAGCCAAATAGACGCCAAGTTACCTGTGCCACCTGCATCAAGAATGTTTTCTGCACTTGCTGCCTTCTTAATATCAAGAGTATTGAATCGAGGAGCCAAGCCAATGAATTTTTCTGGCGTATTTTCATCACCATAAAAAATCGTACGGCATAATTCTTGCCCCATAGATTCAACAAATGCTTTATCTTCAGTTGCACGGAAGGATGCTTTATCTTTGGATTTATCAACAAGCGCTTTATCAGTTTGCGAATATGCTTCAAGCATACCGCAATTGTCGGTAATTTGACGTGTGGAGGATTTAGACGCTTGAACACCGCCATATAATTTACGCCATGTAACATCTGGTAAACCAGTACGTACAGTTGTTACAAAGCTAGACCCTTGGTTACATTCGACCATCGTCATATCTTGAATGATTTCTGTCGATTGGTCTAATTGCTCAATAATTTGAGCAACATTACCATTTGGATCCATTCGTTTTTGCAAATCTAAAAGTGTTAAATTTTGAGTTCCAATTGTAGCCATTAATTATTTACCTCATTTCTTAATACATAGATGGATACATTTTTCGTTTTGCTGTTTCTTCATCAGAATTTTGACCGGTTCCAGCTTGTCTTGTACCTTTACCCGGGTCTTCCTGAACCATTTCACCAACGGCCGCAAATACCTTAATCATGTTGATATTGTTGTCGATGTGACTATCAACAAGTAATTGACGTAATTCCGGTACCGCTTTAGTTAGTGCTTCGATGCCTTTGCCTGCGAGGGCTACAGTTTCATCGAATTTACCGCCTAATTCCTTTTTGGCGTGTTCATAATCCGCTTGTTGTTTTTCAACAATTGCTTGTTCTTGCTGCTCCTGATAAGCTGTCAAGATGTTTTGTGCGTATTGACTGCCAAATTTGGCTAGCTCAACAGCCTGTTCCTGTGTTGCACCGACTTGATTAAGTAGTTTGCTAAAATCAGCAGATACAGTTTCATCAAGTTCAGTGCCTTCAGGAAACACGGATTTGAAGTCATATACCGTTGGTTCAGCAGGTGGTGTATTATCACCGTCTAATGCAGATGGATTACTACCTTCACCACTTGGATTAGCAGGTGGTTCAGTAGGTGGCGTAGGATTATTTTGGTCCGGATTCGCGCCCGGTTCATTGCCAGTCATGCTATTGTTAGCTCCCATATTTTCTTCAGCCATTTTGTTTCTCCTTTTCGACTAAATTATTAAAATATTCTTGCTGCCCGATATATTCGAGCTGCGCTTGGTGGTACTGTTTAACTCCATCAATGCCTAATTTGTTTAGGTCACCATGGAATAACAGCCCTACCTTGCGCTTTCCTTCGTTGAAATATGTCTCACTGTTGCCAGTGAATGATTGCTTTAATATGCCCGAGCGATCCATCAGGCGACAAAAAAACCACCTACCTAGCTCTGTGCTAAGTACGTGGTTAAGCGCTTGCATATCTCGCTCTTGCATATAATCTTTAATTGTTTTCATCTAAACACCGTCCATTCCTAGCCACTGCTGTAGTGCAGGATTGCCATCATTGGCGGCGTCTGTTGCTTGTTTTGCTGCTCCAGCCAATTGAGGTGCTAATTGTGCAGCCTGAATCAATTGTTGTTGCTGTTCCTGTTCAGCTTGCGCCTGTGCTTGTTGTGCTAAGATTTCTTGATATTCGTCATCTGAACGAATAATCTTAGCCGGTACGCCTAAGTTAACTCCGTATGTATTGGCTGCTTCCTCAAAGTTAAACTTGTTAACGATATTAGGATTAGCCTGTGCCAAGGACATTATGAACGCAAAATACTGTTCGATGTTCACCAAAGAACTCATCTTTTGCGCTTGGGCTAACGGAGAGATATATTCAATCTTCACCTCTTGACCGTTTAACTGGTCTAAAAGCTCCTCATCATCAACAGGTGGAAATACACCGGCACGATCTAGCACCGAATACACACGTTCAATGATTGGATTCAAGAATTCAGATAGCAGCCGTTCAACCACAGGGCCTAATTGTTGGAGTTTTTCTTGAGTACGTTCCATAACTTCACGAGCCGTCATCTGGCCCTTGTCGATTTGGTCTAACATCAAGAATAAATCAGCACTATAGGCTCTCTTGATTGAATCCTCTGTAACTGCAATCTTATTCTGGATATCCTGTAAATTAGACTGCACAGCAAACATCGGTTCAACTTTATGTTGACCCTCAATCTCTGTAATGCCACCCGGATACAAGTTAACCGTACTAATGACATCGGATGGTGCTTGCATAGGAGGTTTAACGCCCAATTCAACGGCTGTCAGATAATCAAATTCTAACTTCTGCAGCATTTGTGAATCTGGTTGAGCAAACCATGCGGCACCCTTGCCGTAACCATTCAAGTCCATCGACGTATGCCGAGCGATTGGAATTGGCCACTCTTCAAAGCCACCATGATATAACACTTCATCGCTATTGCTACCATCCACCCAGTAGACGGATGAATATGGCATATTACGACGTCCCAACTTATCCTTACGGTCTTTGTTAGGCTCAACCAACCAGTTAACTGTGAATGACTGCTGCAAGCTGTTGCCGTTGTCGTAAATATTCTTAACGTTATCTGGGCAGTTATCATACCCAAACTGTTCGACAATCTGATCTACTGTCATTTTGTATTTACGACCAAAGACATTTACGGTTTCCTTGCTGTTAGTGCTAATGGCATAGGTCCCAATCGGATACGATGTGAAACGAACACCAGATTCACTATCAGCAAATATCCCCATTGGAGCTTGCCCCATAGGCAATTCTATGTAAATTTGATGAACTACGCTGTAGAAATTGGATTTAGCAAGAACCGCATACAGGATTTCCTCGCGTTCATCCAATAGTTCAGCGACTTGGCTATTCGCTGCTACGTCGATATTTTCCATGGTTAGCTTAAACCATTTACGGCTTGGCGGAGTAAGACCACTCATTACACCACTGGCGAATATCTGACAAGATTCCCAAGCTACAGGATTTAGGATTTTACCGTTGTACGGTTCTGATTGGTCGTCCTCACCGTCAAATTGACCTATGAACGGCAACTGATAGTCACGCAACTGCTTCCACTTATTAATGTATCGTTGCTGCGCATTAAATAGTTGAGAGAATTTCTTTCTCAACTTCGTATAATCACGCTTAACAGGCTTTACACCTTCCGTAGGTTGTCTAGCTAGTAAAGATTCCATTTCCGCCATGCTAGCCTCCTAAAATTGATTTTTGACCACTTCCTGTTGGTCCTAAAATAGTAGATTCAAAGCCACGTTTGAATTTGCGTTTAGTTTCTGCCATTACCTCACCAGTCTGATTGCTCATACTCGCTTGAACAATCGGAGCCGGAGCAGGTGGTGTATAGTTAGCAGATGCACCTTTCATACACATCTCAATCCCTCACTTTCTACAATTAAAAAGGATTGTAACTCGTATTAGCTACAATCCTATTTCCTGTTTCGCTTTTTTTAACGACCCGCGCAGCAAAGGTCAAGGCTAATGCATCGCCTTTATTCGGTGATGGCAATCCACGCTTTTTCATGCTTTCCTTACTTTCAAGTTGGATACATCCATTCTTATCAATGATAGCATCTGGACCGGTTAAATCATCATATAACCCTTGATCATTCGGCGGAATCGAGCCACCCTCACAAAGCCATTCTTTCATTTGGCCCCACATGTAAGCCCTCATATTTAGATACACAGGGTCATTACTCTTGCCACCAAAGTTTATTAACCGCCATTTGCGCCCTAATTGCTTACCGATAGAATATATCCCTGTACCATATCCCATATCGATGAATACGGCATCTGCTTTATATTCGTCCTCGAACTGAGCAATCAGTTGAGCCATGCGCCAGTCATCATCATTCTTAGGAATTGAGGCCAGCGACTTCATATAGTAGCCTTGACGCATTACTATTTCTAAGGAATCCGAACCAGTCCATGCAGGATCCACACCAATGATTACCGGCAGATGTTCAAATGCTCCCGGTTTGTAAGATTGCTTTTGCGCTTTGTCAGCAATTTCAGTAGAAATAAACTGCAAATCTGATGCGGAAGGGAACACACCACGAACACGAACTTTAAAGAAGTCAGAATCCTCACCATAAGCCTCTAGCCATTCATTTATCTTAGCTTTATTAGATATCTTAACGGTCCGGCTATCAATCTGATATGTATTCCAGAATTTTCTGTACTTTCTAAAACATTCACGGAACCGTCCGCTATTACGAGTAGGATTACCAAATGCACACCAAATGATTTCAGTGTTAGCATCTGTAAGAGCCCCTTCAGTTACTTCCCAAATGACATCATCAATAGCAGAGGCTTCATCAAATAGAACCAATATCCGATTACCTTGATTATGTAGACCAGCGAATGATTCAGGGGAATTCTTACTCCAAGGAATGGCGTCGATGCGCCATGTCTTTTCGTAGTCTTTATCGCTACTGAATATAGCTGTGGCTGTATATGTAAATAAATCTTTAGCAATGAACATATTGTGCCATTTGCTAAGTTCTGGCCATGTTTTAGTCCGGAGCTGACCTTCCGTATTAGCAGTAACTACGCCACGAGTATTCTCATGAGTAGATATTGCAAAATGAATAAGCCATGATATCAGTGCTGATTTACCGATACCATGGCCAGATGCTACCGCCTCTTGAATAGCGGTTTGTAGGTCTTTGCCCTTTTTTAATTGTTCACCGATGTCTTTTAAGATTTGTATTTGCCACTCATCGGGCCCTTCCATATTCTCCAATGGCGTCCCCGGCTCTCCCCAAGGATAGGCAAAATATACAAACGCTAACGGATCATGTGTAAGAGCGCCTAATGCCTCAAACAATTCGTCATGTTTTTCCATTAGCTCTCTCCCGTGCAGCTTTCAACTTATCCATAGCAGACACCGTAAGCTCACCTTTGACATCGATATTTTTCGTATCTCTCCATTTTTCAGGATTACGGTTTTTTAACCAGAATATTTGAGCTGTAACATCTGGGGGCTGTTGTTTCTTTACAACTTTAACAAGCTTACCGTTCTCGTATGTTTTCTCTTCATATTCGTAACCCATAGCACGTTTATGCAATGCATTTTCAACTTCAAGGTCAATAACTTCTTTCCCTCTTTTAAGAGACTGCAGAAACTGCGGCGAACTCTTTTTCCAGTCATATAAAGTTCTAATTGAAATCCCTATATTTTTTGCTATTTGCTCATCAGTAAGGCCATCACGAGCCCAACCTTCTGCACGCAATAAATTATCTGGGTCAGTTAGCCAGTTTTTTCTATTTACTCGCAATGGATCATCACCTCACTTTAATGTATTACCGCCCTTGCGAATCATCTTCCCATTTTTTCTTACACATAATCCGCATGAATTTCTACTAGCACTTGAATGCGTAATATAGGATTGACATAAGCCATCATAAAATATTTCATTGGCCGTACATATTCCATTTTTATTATTCAAGCATTTGTGCTTGATGCAGTGTATTTGTGTCATAATTTTTGGTAGCAAAAAAGGCACATCAATTAAGATGTGCCTTTTTTTGTGTTTGGTACTCTAAATGCTTAGGAGATGAACTCATGTTCTTCCACTTACAATATATCATAGATATAGGGGGTTTAAAAGGTCGGAATTAGCCGATTTAAGCCGATTTAAAGCGGAGTTTATAACCTAATTCAATAAGAGCCAAATTCTTATATTCTTTTCCTTGAGATTCACCATAACCAACAAATGCGTAAGCCCCTTTAGCAGACATACCATTGATATATTGTTGCATGAGGATAATAGATCCAACTGTATTGGTTAACGAATCTATCATATGACAAGCATCATCACGTTTGGTAAGTAGTTCATGGATTTGACGTTTGTACCTCATTTCCATATCAAGTAGCCGGTTAATATCATCTTCAATACCAGATGGTTCACCCCCATCTACTCGTTCTTTACCATAATTTACAGCCCGTAATGACGTGATATCGTTTTTAATGCGTTGGATATTACGCTTTAACGATTTAATCCGTAATGCTGCTTTACTTGCCTCATGCAGGTACTCATATGCTAGTTCACGATATTCCTTTTTACTAAGTTCTACCATAGGCCCACCACACAAACAATATTTAAAACAAACAGGATGATACATATTACCATATCCCGTATTTGTGATCTAATTATTTTCTGCAATTGCATTCTATATGCATCAGAAACCATAAAATGTTTTAATGCAGCAGCTTCACGATAAGAGTAATAGGACATTTCAAAAATAACCACAAAATAAATCGCCAATAGAATGTTAATAATAACCATTTCATTCATGGGTATCACCTACTAATCTTACATATTCAGGTGTGGTTTTATAAAATGCATTAGTTGTGGCTGTCCAACTTGTACGGCCACAACTGTAATAATATATGAAGCCATTTTTAAACTTAGCAAAGTGCATATTTACATCATCACCATAGGATGTAGTAACGATTATAGGTGTATCAACCTTTATTTCTGACCAATTTACAATATTTAAACATTTTGTGATATCCAACACTTCATTAGGTTGCATTTCAGGGATTAAGCCTATAAAAGCATCAGTACACTTTGTTGTTCCACCACTGTTTGGGTCTATTTCATTCCACCCCATACGAAAACTAGGCTTTTCTTTGGATAGATACATACATCCATTACCTGCTTTATAATAATATAACCACCCATCATCATATAGCTTTTGTAGTAACCACTTTATCCCTTGTTTATCACTAATCATAATCTTCTACCTCGCTATAATCCTTTTCAAATTCGCTTGCCTCGTAAACTCTAAATTTACCTTTATGATCTTTAATAAGGTAATCATTTTTATAACATTCGATTCTTTCATTATTTGTTGTAATTTCTAATGATGTGTTTTCATACCAATCAATACCAATCACATCACCAACAAAATCTACTATTTCCATAGCGTTCGTGCCGTTGTATTGTATGGCTTGAATTTCACTAACCTTTTTCACATATCTTTTATACACTTTCTATCCATGCTCCTTTTATTCATCATACACACCGCCATATTGTTTATCGATTTCATATCTATATTGTGATATAACTTGTTTCTTTATATCCAACGCAAGCTGCTCTAACGTAAGATTCAAATATTCTAATTTAATCAATGGTAATTCTATACCTATATTGATATCGCCATATTTGTAGATAATACTAAATCTATCAAAATCATATGTAACTTTAGGTTCTAGCAACTCATCGTTATAAACAAAAGTCAACGCACGTTGCAATGTGTAAATCGTATCTTCCATACCAATTCTTTTTATATCGTTATAAATCCTCATTCTTACCTCTTATAATAGGGCGGATATTTCACCGCCCATATCCTCTACACAATTAACCAATACAATATAAAAGCTATATTAAAAACCACAAATACTATTAATGCGATTAAATAAATTAATGCTCCTATATGTGCTGAAGCATGTATTTTTTGTTTTCTTTTATGTTCACGTCCCAATTCCAATAACTCCTCAATAGAGATATTGCACGTACGCTTTTCTTTTAGGGTATACATTGTTTGCTAAACACCACCTATTTATTAAAGAATGGCAAAAACATCATAATTGTTATGCAAATCAACAATACAAAGCTCCACGCTAACAGTCCAACTATTACAGTTTCAAATATTTTATCTTTCATTTTTTGTTACCGCTAAAATAAGCTTTTTTTAATTCGCTTTCACCTTTAATGCATACATTTTTAGTTTTGTAATACACATCAACATATGTTTCATTACGATCACCATTGTGTGTCACCTCGATAAATTCTTCGATAGTCCGACCACTAACAATGGCTTTCCAGTTTTGTAGGGTTTTACAAAACCAAACAATGAACATATCTTCTGGTTCAACAGTTTGATAGCCTAAATTTTCAATCAACACTTTACGAGCTGCTTCAATTGCTTTTGTTTGTAATTCGTACATGTTTTAGTCTCCTTTAATTAAATCCGATTTAATGCCTTCCACTCACTTAATGTAAACGTGGAAATACTATGTTTCTTAGCAAACTCAAATTCACCTTTACAACCACGGCTAGATTCCCAATCAGGACACAACACTAAAATGTCACAATGTTCAAGCAAGCTTAAACAGATATCTAAGCCCCTTTGGTAATCGTCACCAGTCAGATATACATACCCAAAGTTGTGAATTGGGGAAATATAGTCATGACTAGCATCATTTAAAACCAAATCTCCCATGATCACATCAATCTTTTTACGATTGCTTTCCTTACCCCCAAATGGGTGAGCAACATAGACTAATTTTTTCTTCATAGCATCAACCTTTCAACGTTTCAATATGTACCCAAATTCCTGTAACTGGATTCCAATACTTTTCTGTAATTTCACTACAGACTTGAGCATCATCATTCCAGTAATTCAACTTAGTCATACAGTCCTTAAATAATTTAATGAGATTATCTGTATCTGGCCGAGTAGTTTTCCAATGTGGCGCTTTGCAATTCGCTTTACCGAAACACCACTTGGTAACCAATCGAATAGGTCCCTCTAATGGTTCACTAGGAACATGATCAGCTAAACCAGCCAAAAATATTTGTTTAGCTTGTTTCAACTTATCGGATTCATAAAAGATAGGCTTACCATGTTGTGTATTTACCTGCTTAGTTTGATGTGTAACAGTAGGAACCTTTTTAAGAGGAATGAAAAATTCAATAATCAATAACCAATCCTCCTTTATTGAGAATTTAATTGATAATAACCAATACAATTTTCAAAGCCCTTTTGTAATGTAGGGTTCAACCTAAGGGGAAGAGGTAAGAAAAGGATGATTTTAGAAATCCTTTTCCTTACCCCCTTAGCTTGAATCCACCTTACATTGGGACACAAACAATAACAACATACACTTATATATATAAGAGCGTTTGTTGTTATTATTGTTAACCTAAATATAATTTTATAGATTAATAATCTTCCGGTTTAAACAACTCTCCTTTATCAACATTTAAGATTGGTGTTTCTCTTAAATATCGACGAATAGTCATTTCACTAACTTCCATAATTTCAGCAACACGTTTAATATCTGCTCTGCCGTTAAATCCATTTTCAGCAGCAGCAATATTAAAGGCATCTACCAATTGCTCTTTTTTCTTTTCTTTAGCAGCTTTTTTGCGTTTATTTATAACATTAGCGCCTTTTTGTTGCGGGCTATCAAATTGAGCCATTGCAAGGAATCCGTTTGTATCCACCTTGTGAATAGGGTATTCAAACCATAAATCCACCGGTTTAAACTTAGGATATTCTCGAAGTGTTCCTTCCATTCGCCATGCAGTACATTGGCTAGTATCAATAGGAGCATCTTGGAGTTTATCCTCGTTCATGTTCTCGAGTTCAAGTTCTAAGAGGTCTAACAATGCATCTGGATCACGAGCGAATACACCGGAACCGGATGCACGGTCCATAGACCGTTTACCAGTTTGGCTGCCTTTTGAATGGTGATGACAATAAATGACTGCGCATTTTAGTTCAGTACAAACCTTGTCAAACTGATTACAGAAATTCGCCATTTGATCAGCACTATTTTCGTCACCTGTAATAACTTTATAGATAGGGTCAATAATGATAGCCTTGTAATTACGCTTTTGAGCCCTACGAATTAACTTAGGAGCCAATTGGTCCATTGGTAAGGACTTACCACGTAAATTCCATATGGATATGTTCCCAATGTTTGTTGGTTGCTGTTCAAGGGCCTCGTATACATCCTTAAATCGATGCAAGCAGGATGCCCTATCAAGTTCCAAATTGACGTATAGAACTTTGCCTTGCGTGCAGTCAAATCCAAACCACGGTCTACCTTCAGCAATGGAAATGCACAATTGAATTAACGCAAATGATTTACCCGCTTTAGATGGTCCAGCAATGAGCATCTTATGTCCTTCACGAAGAATCCCTTCAATTAATGGCGGTGCTAGGTCTGGCATGTTATCCCATAATGCGTCAAGTTCTTCTGGTTCCGGTAAGTCATCATTAACGGATGCGATCCATTCTTCCCATTCCTTATAGTTTTCTTTACCAATATTGGTTGCCATAAGGAATTGGGGTTTACCGTCACGCATAACACCCGGCATTCTAGATAGTCGACTAGGATTACGATTCTTTTTATCCGGTTTAAATCCATTTTTTTGAGCAATGGAATATATAAAGTCAACACGCTTTCTGTATTCCTCGTATGAATAAGCATCAACTTTAACGATGGCGTGAATCGATTTACCACCACTAAATACCATGGCTGCAATTGGTAATTCTAATTGTTCAAGAATAGCTTTTTGCTTTCCGAGTGACATATTGTCAGATTCTAGTAACATATACCGAAATGCGGTTACGTTATCATTCTTAACACCTTTACCATCAATTGGATTAAAGCGAATCCATGCGCCCATTTCTTTGTTAAAGCTGCCAAACACATTTTCTAATTGCGTTGTGCCATTAATACCATCTATGATTTGTTGTACCGTACGGCTATAATTTCCCATCGTAGGGGACTGTTTTCCGTCTGGTAAGGAGAATGTATTAACTACATATCCAACGTACTCCTCTGGCTCAAATAATGTAGTCAGATATGTAACAATATCTTGTTTACGTTGCTCTAAAGGATACGATTTAGGAATATGAACATCAGATTCTTCAATCCAGTCCTTGTCAACAACTTGATATTGTTCTGGTGTTGTGGCCAATACCATGGAGTCAAAACTTAATGCCTCATTATTTTCAAGCTTACGTTTTGATGTCCATCCGTTTTCTTTTGCCATTTGAGTGATCGTGGCCCCTGTAACAAGCTTTCCAGTATATCGACCAAATGATTCCCATTTAGCAGCACATTCACCTTCATGGAATCGTTCTCCATCATCTGCAGACCATTCTTCCCATATAAACATAGGATAGCCCTCTTGATGGAGAGCAAGTCCTACGTTTAACCATTCCTCATAGGAGCATTGGGCAGGGTCTATATATTCGAGTAATTCTCGTAAATCAATTTTGCTTTCCATGTTTACTCCTTACCATTGAGGAACGAATTCTTCTACAGGTGGCTTGTATAAAGCAGGCACTACACCTTTAGGAATGCGCCAACCACTAGCACTAATACGACTAATCATCTTAGATGCTTGATTATTACTCCATGTTCCTACATTCTTAAATCCTTTGTTTTCAAGGAATCTAATTTGTTTAGGGGTAGACAAACCTTCTTCACGACGCTTTTGCAACCTATCAATAAGCATTGATGCCTTGCCTGCGTCTTCAATACTGTCACCATTGATACCAAATTGCTCAAGTGTTTTCTTTTGACTATCCGTAATAGATGTCATTTGCCATCCAAAGGCAGGTACATAATGAGTAAGGTCTTCAGCTTGTATTGAAAACTCGAATTGTAATGGATCAACAAGTTGTGCTTTTTTCTTACGCATAGCTGCAAGTTCTTTTGCAAGCGCCTCTTCACGTTGAGCCAATACATCAGATTCTGCATCTCTTTCACATTCTTCAAGGTCCATTCCTTTTTCTTCAAGAATTTCCGTCATACGTTTGGCCACATCATCTGATTTAGCGATTAAATGAGCCGGTCTACACAATTCGTGACGCTCCACATGCCATAGAAAATCTAAAATTAATAGATGATCTTTACCCGGTGAAAGACGTGTACCACGTCCTATCATTTGACAATACAAGGCACGAGACCGAGTAGGACGTAATACAATTACACAATCAACGCTTGGACAATCCCATCCTTCCGTGAGCAGCATTGAATTACAAAGTACATTATATTTACCTTCAGCAAATGCTCGTGTAATTTCTGTACGGTCTTGGCTTTTGCCATTTACTTCTGCTGCTTTAAATCCTCGCTCATTAAGAATTTCACAGAATCGTTGACTGGTAGCAATTAATGGTAAGAATACGACGATTTTTCTATCTCTGTATTCCATTAATTTATTGGCTATTTCCTCTAAATAAGGCTCTAATACTCTACCGATATCTCCCACAGCAAAATCACCAGTTGAAATCTTAACCGATGAGATATCTAATGTGAGCGGTAACGTTTGCACCTTAATCTTAGACAAGAACCCCTCTTGAATAGCTTTAGGTAGCGTATACTCAAATGCTAAGCTTTCAAATACACGTCCTAAATTTTTCATATCTGAGCGATCTGGTGTAGCCGTAACACCTAAGACTTTTGCTTGGTCAAAGTAATTTAATATAGCTTGATAACTGCTAGATACAGCATGATGTGCTTCGTCAATGATAATGACATCGAAGTACGTTTTACTGAACATCGACAATCGTTTGTCTTTACATAATGTTTGGACCGAACCTACTATGATGCGGTCCCATTGTCCAAGACATGTATGTTCAGCTTTTTCCATTGCCGTTGTAAGCCCTGACGCACTCATAATTTTGTCAGATGCTTGCTGCAATAGTTCTTCACGATGCGCAAGGATAAGAACACGCTTACCCCTGCGAACCGCTTCCTCAGCAACTTTGGCAAAACAAATTGTTTTACCTGTGCCAGTCGGAAGAACTAACAATGTTTTATTAACCGTTTCCCATTCATGCCATATCGAGTCTACAGCTTGTTGTTGATACGGTCTAAGTTTCATTAGAATGCACCGTATCCATTAGTTTGAGCATTAGGACTTGCAAAACATTTTTTAATTTCGTTGCGAGTACCGTTATTTCCGTCATTTTTTACATAGTTTTGTTGTGATAATTCGCACATAGCAGATTTGCCAATTAATTGTTCAGGGTCAGGATTGTAGTTTTCACCTTTTTTAGCAAGACCTACGGCCATAAATAATTCTGTGACCTTCCAAATGGTTGACTTTGTATAAAATAAGTTGTGAATCAATTTTGTTTTGCCTTGATCACCACCATCAACTTCTAGTGTGATTTGAGCTTGTGGACAAGATGGTAGCTTGCTACCTTCTTTAGGTTCATAAAATTTCTTTTCTACATTAGTGATTACAAATGGATAAGAACCAGCTTCAAGTAACGTGTATTCACGTTCTTCCGCTAAAATAGGTTGGTCAAATGAATATACTTCTTCTGCTTTACCGAATGTTTCAAAATTGCTTTGTGCTGTCATAATAATTAATTTCCTTTCTTAATTGCTTCAACAATATTTGGCCAGAATGGGATAATCCATCCATTAACGAATTCTGGATCATAATTTTCAAATGGTGTACCAGCTGGATATTTACCACGCGCGATTACTACTGATTGAACTTGTTCTAATGTGATACCATCTTTAACCATTAAGTCTTTTAATGGTTTAGAAATAGCCGTTTCAACTAATGGAGTTTCTGTTTGTGGTGTTGGTGGTACCATTTGTTGTCTTTCAGTAACTTCACCGACTTGGGCTTTGGCTGCTTCCGTTACTTCCGGAGCATATTCTTTAGTAGATGCAGCAGCATTTAATTCTGTAGCCGCTGCTGTAGGTAATATGTCATCTGGAATAACATGAGCGATTTGACTATATTCAAATGGCATCATATCTGGTAATCCATGACGATTTTTAGCATCCCATGCAGGGTTATGTGTTGCATAAATTAACCTCTTCCCATTGGTTGCTTTCTTTTTATTTGTTTGAGTAGTGATGATTTCGTTTTTATAATTGGCAAAGAGTACCATATCCGCCCATTCTTTAATAAGTGGAGAGGTTTGACTTCCTGTCTTTTTGCCCAATTTCAATTCAAAGCGATCATATGCGCCTAATTCATCTGGCTGCTCAAATTTCCTAATTTGAGCATGCGCCGTAAGTACTACATTCATACCAGCGTTGATAACTTCATCAAGTAGATTAAGGAAACGTCCCATTTCCTCACGGACAAATACATATCCATTACCATACCCAAAGTCTTCAATCCCAGATTTATTATGTTTAGCACAGATGTACTCAACACATAACTGTTCCGCCCAGTCAATCGTGTCAATGACTAAAGTCCGATAAAAACCCGGCATTGTTGCAAATTCCTTAACAAAGGAAATAAGCATTTGCCATGATGTAGGCTTATCTGTGCGAGCCACATCTAAATGGTCTGTGCTGCCCTCTGTATCAATAAATACAGGTGATGGAAAGTGACTGGCAAAGGTTGTTTTACCAATCCCTTCCGTACCATACACAACCACCTTTTGCGCTCGTTTTCGCTTACCTGTTGTAATATTCATTAAAATTCACCCCATTCATTTTCAGGTTTAGTTTCATTAACTGGTGCTGCCACATTACTGTACTCTTCACCTTTGATGTGCCCATCTTCAATAATGATGGAGCATTCATCTTGGTTATTAGTAACACGAGTCGCAATAACCTGTAGACCTTCCGATTCAAGCCAAGCCCCAAATTCTTTCATAGTGTCTACATCCATTTGTTCGAGTTTATCCATGAGGACAAACCCACATTTAGGATTAAGAGCCCTAACAATAGCAGTGGCTACCTTTAATTGTTCCGCCCCGGACATACAATCCCATTGACGTTCATTAAAAATAAGAACACCATCTTGAATTGAGAGCCCCGGCAATGGCATTTGTACAGATTCAAGCAGTTTATTTTTATCTTCCCTAATAGTTTCAAGTTCACCAGTCAAGTTATCATAATCTGCTTTATAATCAGCGGCTTCCTGTAATGCTCTTGCACGTTCTTGATTAGCACGTACCTTTTGATTGATGGCATCTACATTTTTGATTTGCTCCTCGAGTTCAGCCGTAGATTCATCTTCTAAATCTTTCGCTGCAGTAGTTGCGATGTCATAATCCTCAGCCAATTGTGCCTGCTTCGCTTGAAGTTCTTCCAGTTTCTTTTGTGTTTCATCAACTAAGTTGTTGATGGTGACCATTTGAGCTTGAATGGCCGACACGTTGTTACGTTTCTTTTGGTTTTCTGCATTCTTTAATAAGATAGCTTGTTGTTGTTGGATAAGTTCCGATGCGCTAATTGGTTCAAGTGGTACATCATCATAGCCAACTAACTCTTTAGCGTACTTATCCTTTTGATTTGCAATTTGCCCTATAGAATGACGTTTTGCGTATACCTCTTGGTGTTTACCTTCGAGTTTATTTAATTCGTCTTCTACGCCTAATAATTTTAAAAGTTCATTTGCTTTTTCCTTATCACTCATTTCCATGAACTTAGGAAGGTCTAAGGCTAATTGGCCAATAAATCCATCTAAAATACGTTGACCAGATTTTTTACCTTCTGGATCTACAACTTTTAATGTGCTGCTGTTACCACTACGTGTAACCACTAGACCATTGGATAGTTTAACTTCTAATTTAGGTGGGTTGTAGCTCCCATCACGCACAGCACTAGATGGTTCAAATTTTGCACCGCCTAGTGTCCAAGCAATAGCATCAAGGATAGATGTTTTCCCTTGTCCGTTCTTACCACCAATAATGGTTAATCCATTAGGTGATGGTTCATAAGATACAGCTTTAACACGCTTTACATTTTCTAATTCAAATGAATTAATTTTGATTGATTCTCCCATGCATTTGCTCCTTATTCTTGAGTACCAGCCAATAACAAGTAATTGGTTAATTCAGATTTAATTGAATCGGTTTCAGATTTGATGGCATCTTTAATGTAACGATTCATAATTGGGCAAGATAACTTGAATGATAATTTATCCCCTTCATCTTTAGGCTTAATGATGTCTAATTGCACTTCAATTTTTTGAGTGAATTGACTTTCGTTAAGAATGACCATGTTTACAAAGATAAAGCGAGGCATCTTTAAAGTACCTTCAGCTTCTTTTACTTTGATGCTCATAACATAGTTATCATCATCAGTTCGAGTAAAATCGCCTTCCGTTTGTGTTACGTATTTGAAATTTCTAACAGCAATTAAAAGCTTTTCGTAATCTTCGATTTCATGTTCATGAATACGGAGTAAATCAAGCATTTCTTTTTGCGTTAAACTTATACCAAAAATGGAATCCCATTCTTTAAACTGTTCGCTTTTTTGAAATGCATATACAATTTTGTCTTGCGTACGATCTGTTACGGTACAGTCTGTTACGGCCACAACTTTTCTATCTGAATATGTAATAACGGATTTCTTAGGGTCTCCTTTAGCTTTTACGCCTTTAACGAATGATTCAGCACTACTAATTTCATATCTGAATCCGTGATATTGAAATACGTCATTGGCTTCACCATGACGAATAATAACTTCACCATTTTCTGTTTGTACATTTAAGTTAAATTTTTCTTCCATTGTGTTAACCTCTCTTTTCAGTAGTTGAATTATTAAATGTTAGAACTTCCAATTCTGGCTTTTCGTTGACATCAACTTTTACTGTGAAATCATCCGCATAAGAACCAATAGCACGACGTGAAATAGCTGGTAATGTTGATTTGATATTGTAACCAAGTTCTACAATGGTATCAGTATCTGGAACTCGCAGCATTTCAATATTAATAGTAATTTTAGCTTTCTGACCTTTTGAAATTTTTCGTAATGCATCTTTGTACATTTCCTCAAATTCAGCTTCTAACTTTCCATCACAAATATTTGTTAGATTTAAGACTTGTTGTTTTTCATTCATTTGTTTTCTCCTTACTTTTTAAAATTTGAATAATGTCATAAAAAGGATCTTTACTATCCATATCTTTATAACGTTCGTCAAAAATAATTTGTTTTTGATACGTTTGCATTGTTCCAATGCAAACTTGAAGATATAAGACTTTGTTATCGTCTGATATATTTTCTTTAACAAATCCAATTGTTGCACCAAGAAGTACTGCTAATACTTCTTCATTATTTTCAAAACTGTCTTTGTTATAGCTAATACCTATCTTTTTATCTGGATTAGCTTCATCTATTAAGATTTCAATGCGCTTCATTTGTCCTCCGTGGTATAATTACCTTAGGTTTTTACCTAGCCCGCTAGTCTTTCCAATTGCTATTAGCGGGCGTTTTCTTTTTCATATACATCGGCACACACCCAAACAAGTCCGCCAATAATGAATTGTAATAAGAATTGAATAAACCCAATTCTATCGATTTCAAGGCTCCCCATGGATCCAATAATCCATATGAAAGCCGCCCATTTTAAAGCAGTAATCATAATTTCAACTCCCCTTCTACCATAACCAGTAAATCACTGGTTATTTTTCTTATACTCATTTTTAACTTTTCATTTTCTTTTAAAAGTTCATCACGCTCCTTTTCTAGCTTCCTGTATTGTAGTGGACTGTATTCGTCTACAATCCCTACAAGCGCCTCAACTTCTTTTTTGTTGAAGCGGACGCCCGGAAGTCCTTTTACTTCACGTAGGATGCCACGTTCCCTAAGATTGTTTACGCTGCTTTCACTACATTGGAGTAGTTCTGCAACATCTTTTATTGTGTAGACTATGGGTTCCATTAATCTTTATCTTCATAAATAACTCTGGTATGAAGGCTTATTAAAGGATGCCGTGCGTCACGCTCACTAATAAATGCTTCATTATCACGAATAGTTATCTCGCGATAATTTCCATCATTAGTTGCCTTATTCTTTAAAAGTGCAGTGATTACTTTGATAGGCTTTTGTAAATGTTCTTCAAAAGTTTGTTCAAAACTTGCGGATTCTATTGATTTTTTGGAATCCGGATATTTTTTATCCAGTTTTTCATATTGTTTAATTAATTCTGGAAGTGCCTGTGGCACAGAATCTGTCTCCATTATTCTTAACAAGTAAATTTTTAAAGCATTTTTAATTTCTTGCATAGTGCCTCCATTTTCGCCATTCTATCTGCTTCACGACATTCTTTGATTTTGCCGTGGATAGCCTTTCTACATAATGTGCTTGTATGCCGTTTTGCGAAGTATTCCTTAATAATCTTTCTCCAATATTGTGCATACTCAGCGTTACGACCTGCCCAACCGAATACAGCTGGCACGTTTCCATAAATCTTGTTAGCTACTAACAGGTCTTTTTGATTTTGTACTAGCATGTTTCATCTCCTTTGCATTACTTTTAAAATATTATTGATGTGATTTTAAATCACTATACTTTTTAAAAAAAATAGACTTAACCTCAAGGTTTGATAAATGTAAGATTTCTGTTAATTTTGCAATTTCAGATGCCGTAAATTCGGTTACTCCATTGATTTTATTGTATAGTGTGTATCTTGTAATATTAAGCTGATTTGCTATCCACGAGATACGAAATCCTTTTTCAATAATCACGTCTTTTAAACTCTTCATCTATTCACCCCCTTTTATAACGTGATTTTTAATCACACCTATAATATACCCTAAGGGTGATTATGTGTCAACAATAAATTACAAAAATGTTGATTTTTTTTCACATATATAATATATTTACCTTGTAAGGGGCATTAAAAAGAAAGGTAAAACCTATGAAACTATATGCCAATATCAAAGCTTTACGAGAAAAACTAGAACTATCACAAGAAGAATTAGCTCGTCAAGTAGGCTATAAAGATAGAACAAGCATTGCTAAAATTGAAGCTGGGAAAATTGATATACCACAATCTAAAATTTATGCATTTGCAAAAGCCTTGCATGTTTCTCCAGAAGAGTTAATGGGCTTAAATAATGATTCATATTATATAGATCCTGAAGTAGCGGAATACGCCAATAAATTAAAGGATAATCCAGACATGCGATTGTTGTTTGATGCAGCTGAAGACATGTCAAAAGATGACATTGATTTTGTTGTTAATTTAATTGAGGGATTAAAGAAACGTGAGGGAAAGTAGAATGAAGAAGTTATTAATATTAATTTATATATTATTTATTCCTTTATCATGTAATGCAATTTCTTTAAATGAATTGCGTAATAATCCAAATCAGTATACATTAGTGTATTCAGACCAAACGCATGAAGCATATGTTGATAATTCAACGATTGTTGTATCAAGATATAATCCGCCATATTATGCTATTAACACTACTGTATATTCTATATGGTACGATGAAAACAATATTGTAGAAGCGAATCAGACTTCTTTTTTTAATTATGATAGAAGTTTAAAAATGTTAGCACTAAAATTTGGAGAAGTTAATGATTTAGCAAGAGAATTTACAAATGATAATGGGGTAAAGTTTAAAATAAATACTTTAATTCGGTATGATTTAAATGGAAATAAAATTTCCTCTATATCTTCTTTCCCATTTGGGAAATCCCCTTCTGGTAAAGCTCCTGTATATTCTCCGAGTTACGAAGTTGCAATGTATATATTTCATAAATCATATAATATGTATTTTAACGAACCTTTATCTAATTAATTCTATCAGGGGAGAGTGTTGTTATGTCTATTAACTTGATCTATACGCAATTAAAGAAAACACAAACAGCAGTAGTACGTCTTAATGAAGATGGCAGTCATTCAATACTGGTTAATTTAAATAAGCCATTAGATGCTCAACGAGTTAGTGTACTACACGAATTAGGACATATTAAACACGATGACTTTCATTCTAAGGAACATATCAATTTAATAGAACGGATCGCTCATGATAGAGAATTAGATGAAGATATAGATGAGGAATTCTTTTATCACGTGGTTAATAGCAAGGACGTGTAACTATGCAATGCAATATGACGGTTCGCAAAAAAGATGGCAATTACCAAATAATTGTCAGCTATAAAGACGGTATAAAATGGAGGCAAAAATCCAAACAGGGTTTTGCTACTCAAAGAGAAGCAAAACTTTATGGGCAAAAAATTATTGATGAATTAAAAAAGACTGTCACCAATCCACTTGATGACAGTCTAAAAGATATAACGCTTATTCAATTTTATCAGATTTACATTCGGGAAAAGATTAATATATCCGCCAATTCAATACTAATCTACAATAATATCATGGAGAAATATTGTGAGCCCTTACATGACAGAAGAATGCGTGATATTACCCATTCTGATATTTTTACATTGATTTCTAATTTGTCAAAATCAGCGGCAAGTAAAAATTTGTGTATTGTATTACTACGTGCCGTTTTTAATTATGCAATCAATCCATATCGGTTAATTCGCAATAATCCATGTGCCGCCATTAAGAGATATCGTAAACAAAGTACACGATCAATCACAACAATTCCAATAGAAGATATGGACATGCTTTTACATAATATTGAACATAGTCACCCAACGTATTATTTGTTATGCAATATAGCAAGATATACAGGCGCGAGGTATGGTGAGATTATTGCATTACAATGGTCTGATATAGACTTTGACAATAATACTATATCGATTTCTAAGCAATGGGCACAATGTGAACGTAATAAATATGACTTTAAATTACCAAAAAGTAAAAATAGTATTCGTATAATTCCTATTCCGCCTATACTTTCTAATTTATTAAAACAGCATCAATGTAACGGATCGGATAGATTATTTCCATTCCGCACTAGTCGAAGCAGTCAATTAAATGAACTGATTCAACGGTTCCTTCCCGGAAAATCAATCCATATGTTTAGACATACATACGCTACTACATTATTAGGCAATAATGTAGACATACAGACTGTTGCCAGTTTACTTGGAGATAATATAAATACAGTTATTAAAACATATATCCATTTTTCAGATGAAA